TAGCAACAGCTCGTAAATCTTATCCACGCGTAGCTCTATACGCTCAACGCGCCCTACAAGGTTATGCCCGCCGTTGCCGTCAGGCTTTAACTCAGATAGGTAGTACTTAACAAGGTGGCGCACAAGCCCAGCCATAAACCCTGAAAGGGTAGCTATCCCCAACGCTACCGCTATGTATGCCTGGGCCTGCGACACTTACTTAGCGCCTATCCCTAGTTGCTTTTCATTAGGTGCTATAGCTTTAAGTACTGGCCCAATTAGCCCAGCAAGAAAAGCATTAGCTAGTACTTTAGGGTCTGTAATGCCTGATAGATACAAAGCACCCACGCACGATAAAGCTGCACGTAGGTAGGATAAGGCCGCAGCCTTTAGTTGCTCTTTCATTATTGCTCCTAAATGCCCCTTAGTTGATCTGTTTAAGTACGCACACCGTGTTAGTGCCTGATGCCGTAACTCCATAAAGGCCCTCATTATCGCCTACTGGTAATTCCATTTTATCGCCATTATCTAGCTTATAACCGTTTGTTGTAGATACGTTAGCAGCTCCAATATAAACCACACCGCCGCCTGAGTTGTGCAGCCATACGGTTTGGTCAAAACCTGTTGCAGCTACCAATACTGTTGCAGTTGCTCCTACGCTTACCTGTGCGCTAGTTGGCATTTTCTAATCCTAACTTAGTAATTAAAGCCGTGACCTTTTCAGGACTTAGTGCTATCTCAAAGTGCATTTCATCTTTTCTAGTCCAATCCCCGCCCCAGGCAAGGCCATACTTTTTTACTAAGGCTTTAAGCATAGGTACTTTAGCTGCATCAAACGTGCCTACCTTGCCTAAAGGGTGTTTAGTTGCGTTGAGGTCTATAGCTGTGCCGCTACTATGGTTACTTAATTTACCTGGCACTCCTCTTACATCTCTGTAACAGTAGCCCCAATCATCTAGCGCACCACCCTCTAACGGCTCTATTAGCTCGTTAAACTCTTTAGCAAAGTTAATAAGCAACGGCGCTACCTTTTCAGCGCAACGCAGTTTAAGGCTTGTGCCCTCTACCTTGTAGGCCTTTATGCCTATTTCAGCCTGTTCTTTAGATGCTGGCCAGCCGTTGTAACTTTGATTCATAACTTTATTGAGCAGCTTCTAACGCTTCGACTTTTGCAGATAAATCTTGTATAGCCTTTACAAGAATTGGAATTAAGCGACCTTGTGAGATTTCTAATTTGTCTGGATTATCTCTAAAAGAAAGCTGTAGATGATCTGCTAAACCAATAGCATCTTCAGCAGCTACAAAATCCTGAGCAATAAAGCCAGCATCGGGCATATCTACTTTTCCAGCAATTTCATTGCCATCTGCATCTAGAGTTGGACGCATATTCCAATCAAAAGTAACTGGCTTTAATCCATTGACAAAATCTAATCCAACTTCTAAAGGTTCAATGTTTTTCTTATCTCGCTTATCTGAAATTGAGGTGATAGATGTGACCGCACAGCGCAGACTTGTAATGTTGGCATTACCTAAAGTAATTGAGTTTGATGTTGATGTAGATGCAGCAGCTGAGTTATAGCCCAAAAATGAGTTATTAGTTCCTGTTGCCATAGTCTGACCTGCTTGGCTACCTACCGCTGTATTAGTATCACCTGTGCTATCGCGTAACGCTTCTTTTCCTACCGCTGTGCAATGCACAGCAGTTGCAGTAGTTTGTAAAGCTGCACTTCCTACCGCTGTATTGTATGCTCCCGTTGTATTGAGATACATAACGCTACCTGCACCGATAGCAGTATTTTGTGTACCAGATGTATTAGCAGCTAAAGCACCGTTACCTAACACCGTGTTATTAGATATATTACCTGAACCTCTACCGACAGTTATGCTATTAACTGAAATATCAGATGCAAACGGTGAACCACCGCTAGGCGTAGCCCAGCTAGGTATTCCACCTGCAACAGTTAATACTTGGCCAGTTGAACCAATACCTAAACGTGCGGGAGTTGAACCGCTAGAGGCATAAATTGTGTCACCCGTTGTAGTCATTGGGTTAGTCATACCGCTACCACCAGATGTTACCCAGGCACTGCCACTATAATACTGGGTAGTATCTGTATCCTTAAGATATGAGTATTGACCTTCTTGTGGTGAGGTAATAGCTGCAGCGCGGGCCGCCGATGAGGCAAACACTAAAACGCCTTGCATTAGGTAGCCGTTAGTATCAGCTGCCGTAAGTACCTCGCCAGTAGTAAAGGTCTTAAAACCTAATCCAGCTGCCATAGTCCTATCTCCTTAATAACTTAATACGCCGCTGTCAAGCAAACCGTATATGGATGAGTCTAATATAAAGCCGTCAATAATTGGCTCTAAAGTGGTAAGTGTTGTTTTCCAGCTATTAGGCGTAATGCTTTGAGCTACGCCAAACACCTGCAAAGTTTTAGTAAGGGTTGAGCCTCCAGGTTGGTTAGTTGTAATAGTTACAGGATCAAAGTTGTCAAGGCCTAGCGCTGCAACCGTGCCAGCTGTATAACTATCTGTGTATAGGTCTAGCTGAATAGCATCGCATCTAATAGAGGTTTCAGCTCTAGATGCTACGTATGCTCGTGCATAGTCCAGGGCCACAGCATCGGTTTGCATTAGCAGGTTTTGTTGGTTGTAACTATGCACAAAGTACTTATCTATGCTGGCTTGATTTATGGCCGTTTGAGCCGTGCCACCTGTGCGGGTAATGCTGGCTGAATTGTAAACTAGCGTATCGTCAAGGCGCCACACCGCGTTATAGTAAGTAATAGCTGAGCCGTCATCGTTAAATACCACGGGCGTAGCCCCTGTACTGCCAGCCGTTACTGATCGGTCCTGAAAAATAAAACTTCCCGCCGCATCTACGTACAAAGCGCCATATTCGCTAGTCTCCACCGTTTGCATAGCTGCAAGGCTGGTACGAGCTGTGCCTGGGTCTGCCTGCATTGTGGTTAACCCTGCATCTACGTCACGCATAGAGGTAGGCCAGGCAATAGCATCTAGTAATTGATTAATACGTGTGCCTGATAGGTCACCTGCCGTTGCCCCTGCCACGGTACTAATCTGCGCATTTTGTGCCAGTCTAAAAGCATCTACGGCCGTTATAACCGTATAAACTACATCGGTAGCATTTTTGGGTGTGCTAGTTGTATAGCTAGTAATAAAGCCAGCAAAAATAGGATATGTAATTGCGCCGTATGTAGCAGTAATTTGCACTTTACGCATAGGCGTTAAATAGGTGTAATAAGGGCTGCTAGGGTTTTGTGGGTTAAAATCACCATTTTGGTCAACTATACGCATAGATAAACTGCCTGTTTGGAATTGGTCAGCCTGCGTATTACGCCCTCGTTTTGTTTCAATACTATCTACTACGTCAGATACATCCACGATAACAGCAGCGCTGTCTGCAAGGATATTGGTACCTAATATGCCTGTATCTAAAATCATAGCCTGAGCAAAGCTAGGCCCAGTAGAAAAGTTAATAACAGCGTTAATTACGGGTACGGTCATATCGCGCCAGCAAAGTTAAGGTTATTGCCAAACCTGTTATTTTCTTGTACTGCCGTTTGTACTATCTCTATTAGGCCGCTTGTCTTATCTATAATAGTTACAGCTGGGCCGCCGCCTGCATTACCGTAGCGCTCTTTAGTTGCCTCTAAGGCGGCTGCCGTAGCAGCTGCGACTATTTTGCCTAAAATGCCCTCATCTAAAGCCTTTGCCGCAGCGGCATTACGTGCCTCAATTTCGGCTGCTATGGCATTGGCTAAGGTTGCAGATGCATCGGCTACCTCAATAATAGCATCTATTGATTCGTTGCCTGTTAAGTGTGGGCGCTTAGGTATTGTAGTTAAATCAAAGCCACCGCCGCTAATACCGTTGCCAGTTGTAACGCCACCTGAAGCAGCGGCTACAGCTTGTGGGCTAATTTTGATACCTGCCATAGCAGCTAATAATGCTAGAGCTTGGTTAAGGTTTTCTAGGTTAATTAAATCCTTAGGCTTAAAACTATTGAGAATATTATTTATGTCTGCCAGTTTAAGGGCTTGACCTTGCAAAGTGCCTAAGATCATTAAATCTTTATTAAGTTTAGCAGCTAGGATAGTGGCACCCTCAACGTCTTTAGCAGCTATAGCATCCTCTAATTTTAGGATGTCTTGCTTAACGGTTAGGCGCACTAGGTCATTAGCCAGTTGCAGCTTTTGTTGGTCTGTTGCAGTAGCGCCTAGTTTGTTTATCTCATCTTGTTTAGATAGCAGGGCTGCCTGTATCTGAATAGCATCCATATTGAATACGTCTTGGCCTTTGCCTAAAACTAAGGCGGCTTTATCTAAAGCGGCTTGGTCGCGCTTGGCTTTAAGTTGATCCGCTGCACTCTTGGCCTGTGACTTAGCTAAAGATGCTAGCTCTTTATTACGCTTAATAGCATCTAGCTCAGCTTTCTTTTTAGCTGCTAAATCTGACTTTTGCGTATCTTGGCTCAAAACGCTTAGGGCCATATTGCCTGCACCTGTTGGGGCTACCGTCCTACCGCCCGCTTTGCCACCACTTACGTAATAGCCAGGGCTAAAAGCCTTTTGTGCAGCTGTGCCTGTAAGGGCTGATACGGCATTACCTACCTGAGTTACAACGGATGCAAAGGCTGAGGCCAGGGTATCAATTTTGCTAATAAGGCCGTCAACGCCATTACTGCCGCTTATCTTAATAATGGCATCTAATAAAGCTGTGCCAATAGTCTCGCTAGCATTAGCAGTAGCTACGCTTAGTTTTGCCATTGATCCCGCATAAGAGTCAAGGGCTACGCCACCTGCACCTGCAAAGTTTTGCCGTAACTTAGTAGTAATCTGCTCAAAATCCATAGCCTTTAACTCGGCCTGAGTAAGCCCTAAATTAAGTTGTTTTAATCCTTTTGTATTACCTACATAAGCCTGGCTTAAAATATCTACTGTACTGGCGTAGTCCAAACCGCTGCCGCTTGATACATCAAAAGCCAGTTGCATTAAATCTTGTGCCTTAGTAGCTGAGCCAGTTACCTGGGCTAACTGACCATAGGCGGGCCTTAGTTGGTCATCAAGGATAGCCGTTTGCTTTTCCATTGACTTGATAAAACTTTCAGCATCTACTGAGGCATAAGCTAAACCTACATTTTTAAGGTTTTGAGCCAAAATCTTTTGAGCCTTTTGATCGTCAGCTGCAGCCTTCATAGATGCTTTGCCATAAGCCACAAGGGCCTTAGCACCGTATGCAAGGCCAACAGCGCCCGCTAACTTTTTAGCTGAACCACCTAATTTAGCCAGGGCGCTTTGAGCTTGCTTAAATCCTTTAGCATCAAACTCGCTACCTATATGAACATTAACGCCTGATTTTTGTACCATTATGCGGCCTTTTTAAGCGCTGAGGTGTTGGCTCTATTGTAAAACTTAATTTTAGTATTGCTAATAGCCGTCATAGCTGCGCCTAGCGCTACGCCTTGATTAGCGGCCCAGGCGCGGTAGAGCATACGGCCTACGCCTTCCCTGCTAAATACAAGCGGCGGTAAATTAGTAATGAATTGAGCGCCAGCTTTAGGGTTATTAGATCGGCTGTACTTTTTGCTAGCCCCGCCAGCCTTAGGCCCAACCCACGGCTGACCTGTTGGGTTTTTGCGCCCAGCTGTCTCGTAAATTGCACCTGCCTGTGAGGCGTTATAAATAGTGGCCATAGCACTAAAGCCGTTTTTGTTAGGCTTACTTGGGCCAGTACTTAGCCCGATACCTTTAGTAATAGTGCTTTGCTCATAAAATGGGAATCTAGCCTCACTAAATGACCGTGCCGCCCAACCGCTCATAGGTGACATAGACGGTGCAAAGCCACGGGCCTGAATAACTACAGGCATTAAAGCCTTGCGTAACTCTACGCGTAACTCCTTTTCTAAGTCAGGTGCAAAACGCCGTAATGCTTTACGTAAATCGTTATTACCTCTTATTTCTACGTTGGGCATTTTGCATCTCCTTAGCTCTATCGTTAATAACTTTGAGCATATTCTTAAACATCACATCGTCAAGGTCTAATAAGTACTGAGGCGCGATACCCGTTTCTACGGCTAGCTGCGCTATGAGGTAACCAAAGTTACCGCGCCCCACTACCCCAAAGGGTCATCATCTAGTACCTCAACCTTAGCTAAGGTCTCTAAAAACTCTGCCCCAAACATCGGTACGGTTTGCCCGCTTGTGCGTAAACACTCCCAGGCTAGCCAGTACACATCGCTTTGCTTTTCATCATCTCTAAAGGCTTTGTGAAAGCCTTTTTTTGCATATAACTCAAAGGCATACTCTATACGTGGCGTAATCTGATGATCCGATACGCTGCCGTCTGCCCTTGTTATTTTAAGTTTTGCCATTGTGTTAGCCCCTTTTTTCTATTCTCAGCTAGTAGTAATTACGATTGGTGAATTACAGGTAAATGTAATGCTCTGAGTAGCAATATCTGCAACAGCGCCGTTAATGTCTGTTGTGTTATTAACCAACACAGTAGTGCTGTAAAGCGGGTTAGTTGCTGATACTGCGGCGTTTGTTTGCTTTAGCGTTAGGGCTACAGTTGTACCCCAGGCAGCTTGCAAAGTTGCGTTTACGTTTGCTGCAGCTGTATCGCTTAAAAAGTCTAAAGTGATAGTGCTGGCCTCTAGGCCCTTAACAAACTTATGAGCTGTATCGCCCATAGCTGTTACCTCTAGCTCATCAAAGCTACGGTTAATTGTTGCGCTTGTAACGTGATCTGATAGGGCTACTGAGTTAAGAGTAACCACTACGTTATTGGATAGATAAATCGCCATTGGGCTATTCTCCTGTTGTCTCGGTAGGTGTGTCTTTTGTCTTTGTCTCTTTAACCTCTACTGGCAGCTCTTGGCCAATTTTGATTAAAAATGCTTTTTCTTCATCTGTCAGTGCCATTAGTTAGCTCCAGCTCGTTAGTATGCTTATTTGTAAATCTGCCGTTAGATAGTCACCTGCGGCAACGCTTAGTACGCTTGGCGCACTTACGCCAGTAACATTAAATACGATTGCGCTATTAGCTAGTTTAGTAAACACAGCTACTATCGTGTCCTCTATACCTATGAGGTTAGAGGCATTGTCAAACATTGGTACGGTCATAATAATCTTAAAATTAGCCATAGGCGAAATAGTTGCCTGAGAATTATTGCTCGGCGTGATATATGGATCCGCAGGGGCAACCACCACAGCGCTAGATTGCATAGTGCTAGGCGGGTAGTTAAATACTGTCCATACGCCTGGGTTAGCCAGGGCTGCAGCTATGGTGCTGCGTAAGGTAGTTATAGCTGCAGGCATTAGCCGACCATAGCCGCGGGTGAAAGATACGGGGCCAATAACCCGCGA